GACGTGTGCTCTTCCGATCTAAATATTAAGGAAATTTTTTTTGGTACTTCACCCCACCCCCACCCAGAAACGAGAACAGAATTTGAGTACGTAGCGACAAAAATTTTGAGTGAAAGGTCAATTAAAAAATACATTTAAAAATATGTAATGGATTATTGATAAAAAGTTTTTCAAAAAAGTTTGCTAAAACTATTGCAAAAAATTCGCACTTATTATATAATGTAATCAAGTTAGAAATGGAGGTGAGAAAAGTGACACCAGAAAAAGGTCAAGCCTATACGGAAATGTTACAACTGTTTAATTTATTACAACAATGGAATGATTTTTACACATCAGAAAATGCAAGTAATTTATTAGTTGCATGTCAACAATTATTAATTAATTACAATGACCCAGTCATTAAATTTATTAATGATGAAAATGAAGATAAATCACTACTAAGCTATTTAGCAGGTGATGACGGATTATCACAATGGCAATTTTACAAAGGTTTTTATAATAATTACAACGTTCATATTTTTTAAAATAACATTTAATACTATATTCTAAAAATATAATGTGAGGTGAACATATGAACTACATTGATGTTGAAATTAAAGGTTTTACAGTCTATGCAAAAAATGATAGACATGAAGAATATGACTTTTTTATTCCAAAACAAGATTACAGAATAACTAAACGTGAAATATTACAACATATTCCAGAAGGACATACATTACTAGATAGCAAACGTACGTCAAAAATAATTACAGTAAGTTATGATGAATTATTAAAAATTGAAATTTAAAGGAGTTAATAAAAAATGGCAAATGTAAATGAATTATTAAACAAATATTCTAACGGTGGCGCAAAATTTGAATACAACAATGAAAAAGAAAGAGAATATATCAAATTAGGTGAATTGGATATGTCAAAAACATACCCTATTGAAGCGTTATTCATCAATACGAAAGGTAAATTTGGTGACCAAGGTGTCATCATTAGTGGTGACTACATTGTCAACTTACCTAATCACTTAACAGAAATGATTGAAGAAATGCGACAAGATAGTGAAATGGTTGACGCAATCAATCAACGTTTATTTGATTTTGAAATTTATGAATTTGAATCTAAGAAATATAATCGTGTATCACATAGTATTAATTTAGTACCAAGTGAAAAAGCAAAACAAGAGGTTGAACCTGAGCAACGTAACCCGTTATATAGTGAGCCTGAACCTGAATCTGAAAAAAAGTAGTATATGAGCGACGTAACCCGTTCGCTCGTTCTACTAAACCAATTGATATTAGTGATGAAGATTTACCATTTTAATAAAAACTGAATAAAGGGGGCAATGCCTCCTTTTTTATTATGGAGTGATAAAAATGTTAGCGTTTGAAAAAAGTATTATTGATTTATTAGAAAAAGCCTATGCTATGAATAAAGGATTTGTTGTGCTTTGTCAAAGAAGTAAAAAATATTTAAGTCGTACACTAAAATTTCTTGATGATATTAAATGTGAGTATATAACAATTACTGATAAAGACGGTACTATTAATATTGTGATTGATGTTAATTCTTATAAAGGGGTTTAGTTTATGTTTGGTACAATCGTTACAATAGGATTATGTTTATATGGTATAATTGCTTTAATACTTGTTTCAATCGTTAATTATAAAAGGAGTGATTACATGAATTTGATTAAAGCATATTATAATATTGTTAACGCTCTCAATGATTACGATTTAACAAAAGAACAAAGAGATAAATTAGAAAATGCTTTATTTGAAATTACGCATATTCTTAATGATTTAGAAAGTGAGGGAAAATATTTTGATAATTAAACATCAAATGAAATTACATTTAAATGAATTGGTTGATTGGGCGTGGCGTAATGGTGTAACATCTGAAAAGTTTCACTCAAATAATGGTTCATATGTAATATTTGACCATAGTGCAGTAGTAGAAACCTATATTATAAACAAAAATGATTTATTTAATGTTATAGAAGAAATTGAAATCACATTAAATACACCGATTGACTATTTCCTAGAGAAAGATATGTACGGAAATTATCGTGAACATCAAAATATTGCTATTAAGGATTTATTATTTTTAAATACAACATCAGATATTTGGTTAATTAATGATGATGATTCACATATATTGATTTATAAAGACGGACAACTCATTGATGAATATATGTATCATCAATTTGAATATGAAGCTAATCAGAATAAGCATATTTACCCACATAATAAAGCGAGTGGAACATACCCACATAAAACAGAACAAGACGTGACACCACCAAATAATAAACCTGATACAAAACCCCTACCACCAGAAGAACATACACCAAAAGTAAGAACCATTAAAACATTAAATGGTACAGTGATGAAAGACTATACACCCGTTTCATCAATACAATATGTTAAATCTGTTGGAATCATTGGTGACAGTGTGGGTAAAGGTGCGCATGCTTCATATAACTTTGGTGATTACATCAAAGAAAAAACAGGTGCAAAAATTCAAAACTTATCAGTAAGCAGTGCTACAATGAGTGAAGTTAAAGACAATAATATATTAAATCAAGCTAAACAACTCAAAGATAATGAATTAGTGATTATACAGGGTACTGATGATGATTGGTTGTTTAATTCAAATGCAGGTGTTGAAGTAGGTAATAAACTTACTGATACAAAAACATATATCGGTGCATTTTATAAGGTTGTAGAAACGGTTAAAGAAAATAACCCAAAAGCTAAAATCGTTGTAATTACACCAACGAAACAAGCTAAAATTGATGATACAGGAAAAGTTATAAGACGTGATACAGACAAGAATAAAAAAGGTTACACATTAAAAACTTATGTTGATTCACAAGTGAAAGCAACTAAAGATTTAGGATTAGCATTATATAATGCTTATGATGATTCATTAATTAATCCTTATGATGAAAAATTTAGACAATCGTCTATGAAAGACGGTTTACACCCAACAAAATGGGGTCATGAAATGATGTATTATCGCATTGCAGAAACATATCATAAAAAATTTGATTGAGGTGTAGACAATGAAAAGAGGGAACAAAAGTAATCGCATTGCACGTTCAAATGCTTTTAGAGAATCAACATCAAAAAAACAATCAACCTATGAACGTGACGGATTTGTTTTTTTATTTGATGATGAAGAATTACAAAAAGAATATATACATGAGTATAATTACTTTAATAATCTATTTGTAGAAAAAGGAAAAGTTAAATTACCTAAACCAAAAAAGATTGGTTACAATGATGCAAAAAGTTTAGTCAGTGGTAAGAATCAAGAAAAATTGACTAATATAGAAAATGTATATAAACAACTGGATTATGATTGGGAACAAAAAGGTAATATGCACAAACGTCACCTATTCCAAGAATCAGTCAAAGAAAATGATGGTTCACAAGAAATATCACACTTTATTAAATCAACGGAAAAGCTATTTGAAGAACTTGCAGAAGCAACGAAAGTAGCAGATATTGTCAATAAAAAACAAGTTAAATATAACGTGGTTTATTACGTCAGACAGGTAGGTTAAAATATGTTTGAAAACATTCAAGATATTATTGATTATTATTCAAGTAAGGAGGGAAAAAATGAAAAAGTCACGACTGAATGAAGTTAAAGATTATCAAAACTTTGTAACTAAGTTTAGACGTTCTATTCCCAAACAATATAACCAAATTGAACTTGCAGATGACTTAATGAATTTAGATATTGATTTTTTAATTTCCATATCCAACCGTTCAGACGGTAAAACATTCAACTATGTTGCATTTTTTATGAAGTTAGCTATTGATTTAGATATTAAGTTTACTTTACTCGCAAGACATCATACATTGCGTGACGCTTATCGTGAATTACTTGAAAGAATATGTATTGAACAAAAACATTTTAATGATAAAGAGTTATTTTTTAGAAATACGCAAGATTATATTGCAGTGGGTTATGGTGATAAAGAAATAGGTATTATTACACATCTTAATAATGCTACAGATTTAAAATATCATTCTAATTTTATGAAAAACTTTCCAATTATTATATATGATGAATTCCTAGCTTTAGAAAGTGACTATCTCATAGATGAGTGGGAAAAGTTGAAAACCATATATGAAAGTATTGACCGTAACCATGGTAATATTGAGTATATCAAAATACCAAAAATTGTATTACTAGGAAATGCCGTAAACTTTTCAAGTCCCTTACTTGCTAACTTAAATATTTATGAACAGTTGCAACATCACTCAAAATTTGGTATGAATAGCAAACGTCAGTATAGTAATATCATGCTTGAGATGAGAAGAAATGAATTTTCTAATGAGAATCGTAACACACGTGCATTTAATACTGATGATGATTCTATGACAACAGGTGAATTTGATTTTAATACATTCAATTTAGCAGACGATTATTTGAGGGCGCACATATCAAGTAATGGAAACTTTTTCCATATCAAAACCCCCTATAACTATATTAAAGTGATGTATAACTTAAATGATTATCAAACGAATATTAAAGTTGTACCCTATTCAGATGATTATCAATTTTGTACTGATGTATCAGATGTTGAACATGGTGCATTATTTTTAAAAGATTCTTTTTATAAAGATAATCATCAAAGGCGTTATTATAACCCCTCAAATCTTCATTTTGATAATGCATACAGTAAATCATTTATACTCAATGAAGATGATTTCATACATTTAAATATGAACAAGATTATAAAGTATCATTTAAAAACAGAACGTAACAAAAAAGGGTATCAACCTTTTGAACAAAAAGAAAAAATGTATCATGATAACTACATTGAAAGAACTAAAAAAAATCTAGTAAAATCATTTATAAGCAATGTGTAAAGTTTTTACATATTGCTTTTTTTATGATATAATGGTTTTTGATTAGAGGTGTAGAACATGGGATTATTAGAAGCAATGCAAAAACATAAAGGTCAAAAAAATTTATATCTTTATTGGGATATTGAAACATTAAACTATAATAAGGTTGCAGGTAGAGAAAAACCAACAAAATATAAAAATGTCACTTATAGTCTTGCAATTGGTTGGTATGACGGAAAACACATTGATGTTGAAGTTTTTCCAAGTTTTAAAGCCTTTTATCAATCTTTTTTTGATTACGCCTCAAGACGTGATACCATTACGAAATCACAAACAACCATTAATATGATTGCACATAACTGTAATAAATACGATAATCATTTTTTACTTCATGATACAAAATATTATTTCGGTGATAATTTAGTGATAGAAAATTTATTTATGAAAAGTGCAGAAGATAACGAAAATACGATTAATATCAATGAAGCAAAATTATTATCAAAAGAAACAAATGTGATTTTAGAAAAACGTGTTAAATCAAGTATCAATTTAGATTTAATGATGTATTTGAAAGGATTTAAGTTTAATATCATTGATAACTTTATGAAAACCAATACATCAATTGCTACACTAGGAAAAAAACTCAAAGACGGTGGCTATATTAGTGAAGATGAATTAAAAACTGATTTTCAATATGATGTGTTTGATGTAGAACATGATATGACAGATACACAAGCCTATGATTATGCATATGAATGTTTTCATCAACTTACAGAATCACAAATGACCTATATTAGAAACGATGTCATCATATTAGGTATGTGCCACATACATTATAGTGATATATTTCCTAATTTTGATTATAGTGCAATGACCTTTAGTGTAAATATTATGAAAAGTTATATCAATAATGAAACAACACGATTACAATTATTAAACCAAAAAGGAAAGCAAAAAATATCATACACAGATTTTACTTTTTTTGATATGAATTTTTATGACTTTATTAAGGGTTTCTATCGTGGTGGATTAAATATGTATAATTCACGTTATGTTGATAAAATCATCAATGAGGAATGTTTTTCAATAGACATTAATAGTAGTTATCCCTATGTGATGTACCATGAAAAATTACCAATGTATATTTATGATTTTGATGAATATGAACAACCGACAACGATACACATTGATTTAACTAATAAAGATTATTTTTCACTTTATAAAATGGATAAAGTCACATTCAATCGTACTATTTTAAGAAATATTGAAAGTGATTTAATTAAACAATGTCTTGTTAAATACTACAATAATGATAAAAAGTTTGTTAACATAAATACAAACACTTTACGCATGATTCAAGATTTAACGGGTTTAACTTTTGACAAAATAAATGTGTTTGCTTTTGTATGCTATGAATGTGAATACTTTGGCGCTCGTGATATTATTCATCATAATTATTTTATTAAAACACAGGGTAAATTAAATAAAAAAATCATTATGGATTCACCCTATAACTATAAAATTACTGATGAAGTGAATACACATACCTATTCACAAGAAGAAATTATGTTAAGTAAAGTTGTTTTAAATGGTCTGTATGGTATACCTGCTTTACGGTCACATTTTAATTTGTTTAGACGTGATGAGGACGGTTTTTTAGTTAACCATGAAAATGGATATAAAAACAGTGAACGCAATTTGTTGTTTTCAACTTTTGTTACATCACAAGCGCTTTATAACTTACTTGAACCCCTAAAGTCTCTAACACAATCTGAAATTGATGAATGTTTTATTTATTGTGATACAGACAGTTTATATTTGAAATCAAAAATTAAACATAAAATCAATGATGAATTATTTGACCCAATCGCATTAGGTAAGTGGGACATTGAAAATCACGTTATTAAAAAAATGTATGTACTCAATCATAAAAAGTACGCCTACCAAAAAGAAGATAATACAATTAAAATAGCTAGTGCAGGTATTCCATTAGACGCATTTAATAAAAATCAATCTTTTGAAGAATTTATAAAGAATGATTTTCACCATAAAGCAATTGTGTATAACAATAAATCCATTTATAACGAACAAAAAACAATATCTATTTATCCGTCAAAAACATATATTGAAAAGGGTACGCCTTATGATTTTTATTTCACTAAAGAATTAGAGGATAGAAAAGAAGATGTATTAAAACAAGCAAGACGTGAATATGATGATGTTAATGACGATGATATATTATATATTGAAAGTGATGTTGGTGCATTTTCATTTAGTGACTTATTTCCTTATCAATTTGAAATTAAAAATAAATGTGATATTAACATTTTATATATGGTTCATCAAGACATAAAAAATGACGCTACATGATAGTAGCGTCTTTTTACGAGGTATAGTGACAAGTGACGTTTGCCATACGGATTATGTTTTGTTGTTTATTTACTAGAATGTTCTAGCATACTTATATTATAGCATAATTTTTACTTAATGCCACTAAAAAACATAATATTATCCCCTGCATTTTCAGGTACACCGTCAATCAATGTATATTCAACAACACGACTAGGCGCCCAATAAGGTGGGACGTTATAATTGGCTACTAAAAATGAACCGTCTTTGAATACTGCTACTACAACACCTGTATGTCCGACACCGGGTAATGAGGCTTGTAAATAAGGGGGTTTACTACTAAATCCATATCCAACTGTTGGTCGATGTGTGACACGTGCGCCACGATTACGATATACCACCCACACACGTTGACCGTTTGTGACTTGTCCGTCGTCGGCAGGTTGTACTTTACCATGTAATTGTGTCATATAACACTGTGTCAATTCTGTACATTGACCTGTATTACCAAACCTCGGAAATGTATTACCACTGTTATTTAGATAACTAGGTTTAAATAGTGGCACGTCAATAGCGTCTTTATATTTTTGTGGTAATTGAGAATAAGTCCAGTTACCACCAATCACACGTCCACTTTTACCATTAGGTGCAACTGATTTACCCCCTTTATCTGCGCCACCCTCACTATCATCGGCACCTGTATCTTTTCCACCACCCCCGTCGATTCTTGATATTAAGTCTTTCATTTCATCAAGTAATTTTTGATTCATATTTAAACGATAGGTGTTATTGTATGTTTTTGTAATGGTAAACATCTGATTAGAAAAAAATTTATCAGTACCAATAGAGTGCAAATCCCACTGCATACTGTCTTGTAATTTTTTAAGAAATTCCTCAAAGGCACGTGCAACAACATCAAGCCCACCACTAGAGCCACTAGAACTACTTGAACCACTACTTGAACCTCCTTTACCGTCTATTTTTCCACCCCAAGCTAAAATCGTGTTTGAAGCGTCTAAGAATGGATTTCCATATGTTTGAACTCTGTTATAACTTGCTTGTAATCCCTCAGGATAATATGCAGCCCAAGTTGCAGCTGCAGTCAGTGGAATATAGGCACGACCGACTTTACCATTTTTCATATTATGTGAAAAATCATAATTACCTTTTGCTTTTACACTTGCAGGCACAAAGTCTACGGGATTTCCTGCGTCAATCCAACTCGGTGTACCTGCTTGACGTGATTGTGAAACAAGTTTACGTGCTACAAATTGTGCGTCAGTTAAATAATTCCCCTGTGGTGATGTATGGTTCAACCAACCCCAACTACCATTATATCCCTCATTTTTTTCATAAGCACTAAATAGGGCAGGTGATACCCCAATGCTTTTAACTGCATTCAAGACCTGCCTAATTTTGCTTGAATCATTACCACACCACGCTTGAAATCGTCCAATCCCTTTGACTTTAGGCACTAAATCATCAACACTTAATCCAAAATCATCATTTAAGTTAGAATGTATAAACTTGTCAATTTTTTCTTTATCATTCATCTTTATCTACTTCTTTCATCGGTTTATTGTCACGACTACGAATGACTTTTAATTTTTCACCTATTTCTTCGGGAATCAGAACCCCCATTTCTGCACAGTTTTCAACAATAGATAATCCCTCATTCGCAATATAGAAAAAGATTGTTACCATTAATAAACCATTGTTTAGATTTAATATTTGGTCAATGATATTTGCTAAAATGATAATACAGAAAATGAGTATTTTACGAGCAAATCCATACATGCTTTTTCTACTCCATAAGTTTTTATTTTTAAAGGCTTTAGCTAAACCTGTAATAATATCAATTAACATTAATACCATTAAAAAATAAAGTAATTTTATATCACCTGCATATATAAATGTGTGAAAAATATCCGTTTGTGTATATTGTACGTGTAATTCACCTTTTTCCATTTTTTTAAACCTACTTTCTAAATTTATTTTTAAATACATTTTGTGCCATTGGATTGTTTGTTCCGTCGTTATGCCAAAATCTGACACCCGTTTCAAGTAATACTTTCAATTGTTCTAAAAGCATAGGGTCGATACCGTCAATAGTATATGTACCTCTCATTCTTAAATAATTGCATACCGTCCATGAATCAATTGGGAATGGTGTTCCTGCTTGGTCGTTAGTTTCAAAACCTAACATGAAATAATAACGTTTAATATTATCCATGTCGAAGGGCGCGGGTACACCAATTTTCATTGTTAAACCATTAATACTATTTGCAATTTGGAACGCATTTCCCATTTGTGAACTTGTCACAGTAGGGGGTTGTAATGCTAAATCTTTATATTCTGCTCGTAATTCTTTATAGTAATTATACTCATCATTAAATTTTGAAAATAATGCCGTTGGTGAAAGGTTTGACCCAATGCTTACAGCGTCATAAAATCTTGATTTCAAATCATTACCACCCACAACATTATTGATTCTGCTAGATATTAAATTACTTTGTGCATTTTTTTGTTTATTGGCTTGTTGTGATTGAGCAAGTAATCCATTATCAATTAAAATAGGCACTTCTGCAAAACTATCAAACGTGATAGCCGTATTTAAAAATGAACCCGTATCAATCAATATTGAATTATCACTTGCTTGTATTGGTTTTTCATTTGGCGCACTGTTATAGTCAACGGGATAAATACGTACCTCATTATGGTAACCAATAATAGATTTTGTTCTTAATTTAACCCCTGTTTTTTCTGTTATTTTTCCTGCGTCAAGTAATAAACTGTCACCATTCCATGAATATATTTCAATCGTTAAATATTCATTTCTCACTAAATGTTTTAATTCATCTTGATTAGCATTAATCATATATTGTAATTTTTCAAAAGGCACACGTAATTCTTTTAATTCCCATTCATTCGATAACTTTTCATTTTTTAGTGTCATTAAACCTTTAATATCTTCTTGTGTTTTGACTGCTTCTAAATCATCAATATTAATAAATGTAGCAGGTATTAAAATAATTTTTTGAAAGTTTTGCGTAATCCATGGATATTTACTCATTTTATCCATAAATTCATTAAAGTCTTTACGATTCATCACATACAGATTCACTGGACTTGTAATGTAATCATACGTAATCCCTTTTGAAGATTCGAGGTTAGGTTCTTTTTTAGTCCCAAACTTTTTAGATAAATCAGCACTTGATTGGAATAAAACAAGATTACCACCAAACTGTTCAAGATAATTATTTAAATAGTATTTGTTACTGGCTTTAATAACATCATCATTATTTCTCAGTGACGGTAACAAATAATTATAGACCTCACGTGGCAGGTGTTGACGTTCAACAAAAGCATTTTGTACTTGAGATAATACATTACCCTGTGTGTAAGTCATCACTGTATCAATGACTAAATACATTCGTGTCACATGGTCGTTGACATACTCAATTTGATTCACAAACGCATAATAACGTCTATTTTCAAAATCAGATTTAAACGTACAGTAATTAATCCCCTGTGCGTCTTGCCATGACATTTGTTCAAGATTCACCATGTTTCTATCACGTATAAAATTAAAAGGAATATTTTTATAATCAATCGCATTAAAATGATTTTCATTTAAAAAATAGTTGTCACGTTCATTGTTTGATGAAAAGTGAATTGTGTTTTGATAATCTGTCAGTGGTGTATTATAGAAAAATTTAAAATGTGTCAGTTTTCTATCTGCCATAAAATAACCTCCTTATATGTAAAAATAGACACGCTTTCACGTGTCTATTATATCATAATTTAATCCATAAATACGGTATTAATTGGACACCACTCATCGCCTGTTGGACTAGGGTAGGTTGTTCCCTCAATAACAACATCACCTGCACGCATAATTGTCATTCTTGTGTAGTAAATTGAACCTGATTTTTTACTTGTATTTTGAACATAGTAATGTGGATTTGTGAACTCACCATTGATAGGTATTTTACCTATTGTTATAGAATCACCTTTATACCCTTTTACTGCACCACGTAAAGCAACTGTTTTAATCCCTTTTACATTTGTAATGCGATATTGTGGTGGGTCGGTATGTGGTACTAAGCCACTACCTGTGATTGTGATATTTTTCCAACCTGTATCATCAATAGTAATACCATTGATTTTTTCCGTATTCGATTGAATTTTTTGATTTGTTTCTTTTATCTTTTCGTCTATCTTTTCGTTTAACGTTTTTTGTTCTTGTTTCAATTCGTCGATATTAATGGAATCAAGTTTTTGTTTCATTTCTTCTAAGTTATAACGATTAACCTTTTCAGTAATTTCATTCACTTTTAATTTGTTATCTTCGACTGATGTCTCAATGACTTTGATTTTTTCTTCATTATCATAAATACGTTTTTCATTGTCTGATAATTTTTCTTGTACTTCTTGCATTTCATCTTGTAGTGGTTCGATACTTTCTAAATGAAGAAATCCGTTTTTAGTGTAAATATAAACATCACCGTCAACGGTTGATAATATGTCATTTTCATCAACAAGATTTGTATTAAACTTTTCTAAATTATAAATATCTTTGACACTTCTTACAAATTTACTTGCCATGCTTTTCAACCTCCAATTGTCCCCAAAGATGTTTTTCATTGAGTATTTTTTCTTGTTTATCTTCAATTTTACCAATTGACATATAAAAACGGTTTTTACTAGCACCTTTTTGTTGATAGTAAAACCCTAACCACCAAAAACCATCTTTTTTATAAATTCTATCAAACTTAACGTATTGATTAGGATAAATCCAAGAATTTTTATCAACAATTTCACCTTTTAATGATGGTTCTAATCTCACACGAATTGGACGTTTATTAGTTTTAAATGATGTAAATTTACCATTCCATTTATAAACGTTTTTAGGTTTGCTTTCTTTTCTAAAATGTGGACGAATAAAGTGTGTAACTCCGTCATAATAATGAACACGTTGTGTTGCTAATTCTTGATAGCTTCCACCTAAACCATTCCAATTTTGTTCAAGACATAAATAATAATTTAAATTACCACTAATGACAATTTGAATATGACCGTATTCACTATATGCACCCTCAGTATAGACTGCAATATCACCTAATTGTGGTTTAAAATCACGTGTATTACGATAAACCGTTGCTAAACCTTTCATATCATTTTTAATTGCGTCTTTTGCATTACCCCATAATCTTACTTGACCGTCTGTAATGTAATACATGTAATCAACTGCTAAATCAGCACATTGATAACCAAAACTACCGTCAAAATCAACGCCTACACCTGTATGTGTTTGAATATAGTGTCTAGCTTGGGACAATGTTTTCATTTTTGTTTCCTCCTTTAAATTAGGATAGGCAAACGCCTACCCTAGAATAATCAACCCTTTACTTGATAATGTTTGAGGGTCAACATTGGTAGAATATCCATGGTCTTTATCTGTAAATATCCTACTACCATTATACACGTTATAAACTGTTTTGTTACTTGAAATATTTGAACCAAAGCATGTTATTTCCCCACCACGTGTCGCATAAACAGGTTCATTTTTAGTACCTGAAATATTTGACGCTTCGGCAAACACTTTAGACGCATAAGCTAAAATACCAAAGTCACCACTACCTGTGATTGTAATTCTATCTGCAAATATTTGACCACCACGTGTGGCTTCAATACCGTTACGACCTGCACGTTCAATCACTGCTTCATTAATAGAAATCACTGAACCATAAGCAAGTACGTTATCATCTTTTGAACGTGAAACCTTTGCCCCGTACGCTGCGACATAACCACCACGTGTAGCTTCTAATCCACGACGACCGTTACCGTCACAATTAATTTCTTGACAATACACATCACCTGCGTAGGCAAGTACACCATTACGTTTATTTCCATTCGTTGTTGATAATCTTGCTTGTACCGTTGAACCATGTGTACATTGGATTCCGTCAAGTCCGTTTTCATTTGCATTACCACTTGTGAAATCAACTTTTGAGTTGTTACTTGCGATGACACCATGCCATTTATTACGTGAAGCCGTTGCACCTGTGGCGTCAATAGAACAACCCCTGTTTGCCATAATACCACTTGCACCACAACCATTAGCAATGCCTTTATCAAAGTTAATGTTTGATGAACGTGTAGCAATACACCCATACGTTGTTTGTGAATTCGAACAATCTGAATATCTTAAATCAATATCACTTGACGCATAACTTACAACATTATCATCAATGGTATCTGTAATTTTACAGTTTCTTGCACTGGCTTGTGAACCTGTTGTCACCATTAAACCATGGTGTCCGTTAAATCTTGCTTCGGTAAAATCAATATAACCACTTGCACCATGTGAGAAATGTATACCAATTTCACCACATCTATTTACAGTCATATAGTTACCTGTTAATGATGAGTTAAATATTCTTAAACCGTCACCATACATATCTTGGTCTTTATTATACTCTTCTAATTGTTCACGATTACCATTGTATGAAAAATCACAATAGTTGGTTTGAATATGTGAACCATTAACACCACATAACCCAATAAAATTAAAGTGTGTTGAACCACCACGTTCAGTCATTTCAAACGTTGTATTATCCATTAAGAAACCACAATTAATGGTATCTGAAAAGTCTTTATTTTGTAGTTTAAAATCAATTTTAGGGAATGTTGAATTTATTCCATAAAATAGTGGTTTTACTCTAAAAATAGGATTTGTTTTAATTTCTATTTGTCTGTTTAATTCTGTTTCATAGGCTTCAACAATATCATTTTCTGATGTAATCGTAATATGATTATAACGTTTATCACGTAAGAATAATTGTTCACGCATCATGTAATCTTTAAGTAAAATGACACGTATTGATTTAGGTTGAACAATTAAATTTTCAATGTAATCAAAACAATGATTCAATGTGTCAAAATCGCCTTTTTGTCCTACTGTATATGTGACATCTGTATTTGATAACGTTAAAGCGTCGTATGTTTCTTTCATTTTTTGTATATCATCTGCTAGTCCATTTACAAAATCACATAATTCAAAAATAAAACCATTAAATCGTGCTAAATAATCATAATATGATTTTGAATTGGTATTATAATCTGCATTATCACTGTAAAATGGTTCACGATATATACCACGACGATACCCGTATTCATTATTATAATTGATTCGACCGTTATTTATATACATATTTTTATCCTCCTACCATATGTGTAAAAAACATTCTTTATCATATGTTTTAAATATTGTATCACGCATTGAATATAACTTTTGTAAGTTATCTATTAAGTATTGTTTTGTTAATCCTGTTCGATTCATTTCATTTTGTGACTCAGTATTACGTTTTGTATCACTTTCACCGTTTCTTAATGAATCAAACGTATTATCTTTTGTACCTGTTTTTTCTGATACTGTTTCACTTGTATTTTTATCTCTTGAAATCGTGTTTGTGTCTGCATAATCAAGTACCGTATTATCAACATCAATATTCACTTGTGATTGTGGTAATGTAGATTCTGCAGTACGATTATCATCAAAACTTTTTGTGATGGTATCTTCATAGTCTTTATATTCTTCATGACCTTTGTCTTGTTGTCTGTCTTTTGTTTGACCCTGTTCTATTGCATTTTCAATCGCTTTACCTAAGTCTTGTGATTGTGTATCTGTGACTTGTTCAATGTATTTATACATATCTGAACCATAGACACGATAAATGTAATCTTCATGTGTCATGGTGATATACAAAACTTGACTTGCAAAGGCTTCAACTGTTTGTCTGCCAATTTCACGATATAAAAAACGTAATGTAAAACTTTCTTTAAAATATCTGTCAATACGTTCATCATTAAACATGAAACCTTTAAAAAATACTCTATCTACAATTTGTTTGACATCATCGTCAAAATATAACATTTTTTGCATAAAAGCATATTCTGAATTATTGAAACTAATTCTATCATTATTAACAAATTCATTTAATCCCAAACGTTGTAATTCACTTTCAATGATTTCATATAATGTTGTTGTATGTTTACTCAACTTTTCCACCACCAAAATTATCAGTCTTTAGATTCATAATATCCATTTCAGATATAGCTTCATCATCATAGTAGGGGTGAATATCTAAATTAAAACGACGATTTAACATTTCAAAAGGGTTTCTACCTCTTAAATAAATATTACTATTTGATGTAGTAAATGAACGATTGGATTTGGCTTCTGTATCACTGACACCACTTTCTTTATCAACAGCAAGTGAGTTAACACCTAAGAAATTACTTAACTCACTGACTTTATTTTGATATTCTCGTTTCATTTCAACTAAAGCAGTAGTTACAAAATCACTTCCCAAGTCAATGATATCTTCTTCAGGGTCAATGTATTTATCTGTCTTAATAAAAGGTGCACCATTATACAATTTATTGATAAATTGATTAATCGTTTCATCTTGAATATCTGATAAAAATATTTTACTAAATTTAGATTGCATAATGAGTGAAAAGCGAGATAATATAATTTCAGCTAATTCATCACAATAATGTTCGATAATCTGATAATCATTATTTAAATTGACGGGTTTATTTCTTAATACAATAAAGTCACCACTTTGGCAGTTATCATAATATTCAATTTCTAAAGCATAATCAGGTCTTAAATAATCAGGAATAATAAATGTGATGTCATCTTGAGTTAATCTCTTATAAAAAGTTAAATTGAAGTTATTTATAAAATCGTTACTATTTTTATAATACATAGATTGAATATAACCTAATATCATAATGACACCATTTCTAGCTTTACCAACAACAACTTGATACCCTTGTCTTAAAGCAATCTCAAGTTGTAAGAAATCAATGCCAACTGAATTTTGATTTGTATAATTAATAAGCAATGGTAAAAATTCAACGTAACGATTAAAAATTAACCGACGAAAACGGTTCCTATGTTCCATTATTCGTCGGTCAATATCTTCAGTCAATTCAACTTTTAAACCAACATCTTTATTTTTTCCGATGTAATCGTTATCTAAATAACTCATGGTTTAAAAGTCCTCCTTTATTATTCTGTTGCACCTGCGTCAGGTTGTTCCTTTGGTGCTTCTGTAATTAAGATTTTATTAAAGAATGGTGAGATAGCTTTGAATGAGTAATAATGAATCCAGTGTGTAACCTCATCAAATTCACCATTGTAAAATGGTTCTTTTAACATACCTTTTGTATTACGTTTATATTTAAGTGCATTAATATCAAAAATAAATGCAAACAATTCACCTTGTGGCTTGATTTCTTCAATGTTTCCTTTAAATTCTTTTAAATCAGATACATTAAATGTAAATACTGAACCCGTAGGGATAACATCACCAATCATCGCTTGATAATCGCCAAAGGCACGTAAATAATTGATTGTATCTTCATTTGCTAAAGTGACATCTTTTGTTGTTTTATATACACCACCTAAATCATCAAAACTGATAATATGGTCTGTGAAGTCAATGCCTGCCATTTGGAAAGTATTCGCAATTTTTGTATCAAGTAAATATGATTTTAAAGAATCAGTTGTTAAAATTGCAATATCACTTAATTTTGAAACAGTTGTATATTGACCTACTGAACCACCTGACGCTTTGTGTACTTCATTGTATTTTGCACTATTATTTTGCATATTTAAAATGGCTTCAAATACACGTTCTGTTAAATCTTCTTTAGATGAAGCAGTACGACGGTTTGAATCTTGCAATTGATTAATTGCGTAATCAACCATCATTGCACGTATTTCTTTTTCTTCTTGAACATTAATGTCTGAAATCTTTTTACGTAATACACCTAAAGCGTAATTTGTAGCGTCACCTAATGTTTGGAAATTAAAACGAACATCATTATTATTTAATGTGAATTTTTGTTTTTTAACAATTCCTGAACCATATAAACGTGTTGCCATTTGTGGATAATTACGTTTTAACATTAATTCCTCAGATTTAGATAAATTCATTTCAATTGGAATTGTATCCATAATTACATATTCCTCAGAATATTGTCCGATAAAGTCTTGTTCTTTTGCTAACCAGTTGAAACGATTTCCTAAAGCAATATCAATGAGTAATGTTTCATTAATTTTAGGGAATAGGTATTTATTTACATATGTTTCAAACATTGTATTGACGTTTGACCAATTCTCACCAAAAGTCCATTGCTTACCATAATCATGGTTAAAATCTTGTAATGATGCTTTTGTAGAATCTGCAATTAAAGTTGGTATATCTGTTTTTTTATCTGCCATTGTTTATCCTCCTATGCTTCTTGTACTGAATCATCGCTATATGATTGTTTTGTAAGTGAGTGAACTTGTCGTCCGTATTCGTCCTCTGATTTAGATGTGCCAATACTCATATTTGCATTTAATTCTCTTGATTTATTTAATCTTGAATCTTCATAATTTGCATGTGTCATACCACGCATTTCATTACCGTCAAAATTTGCCATAATTATCACTCCTTATAAATTTAACATTTGTTTAATTTCTTCACTTGATTCAATACCGTCTGTTTCTTGATTGTCATCAACTTCAGTAGGTACTGTTTTATCTTCAAAATTTGGGTCGCTTGATTCTTGACTAGGTTGTGATTCTAAGTTATTTAATCTTTGTTCTAAAGAAGATATACGTTGTTCTAATTGTACAAACGCTTCTGATTTTTCTTCTGTAACTTCTTTTTCAGGTTCAGTTACAATATCTTCTGCACTTTCAATTTTTTCTGCAGGTTGTTCAGTTGATTCTGTTTCAGGTTCTTCTTTAATGATTTTTTCTTCTTCTGCCATTATATTTACACCTCTTTATTTTTTAAAAATGTAAGCAAATTTTTGCTTGACTATATTATAACATAAAAATTTTCTCATTCATAATCCATTACATATTTTTAAATGTATTTTTTAATTGACCTTTCACTCAAAATTTTTGTCGCTACGTACTCAAATTCTGTTCTCGTTTCTGGGTGGGG